CGGTTAAGAATACATTTCTCTGTTTTTTTATACTTTTGTCTGTGGCAGCTATATAATAACTTGTTCCACAATCTAATCCTTTAGCCATATTAACCTCTTAGTTTTATTAATCGTTACTTTTACTACCTTTTTTCATATCTTTTTTAATTAACATCATCATTTGAGTTAATTTTTGTACATCAATATCAAGTGCAGACACTATTCTAGCTACAAGTGAATACATTTTAATTCTTGTTAATCTAACTCTTTGAATTTGTTGAATTAGTTTATCAGTAAATCTTTGTACATTTGATGGTAGTCTAACTGCATCTAAATCCATTTCATTTAAAGATTGTATTTCTTCTTGAATCATTTTTTTAAGTTCTGATTTATTTATTTTCATTTTCTTAAACTCCTCAGTTTATCTTTTTGGGTTTTTACTTTACCCTTTATTTTTTCATCTAACTTGACACTAACTTCATCCGATTTAGTGTCAATTATAGTTTTTCTATCTACATCTACTTCTATAGGACCAGATGTTCCAATTTTTTTACCATCTAACCTATCTTTAAGAACTTCAATTGGATAATCAGTTTTATTTTCGGAAACATTAATTACAGGAGATGTTTTTTCAAACTTAATGTTTCTTTTGGCCCATAATAGTATTACATAGATACCTAATATAAATTGCCATAAAATTAAACTATACATTAAAAAATGTATAAAATGATGAACAAAATCATTCATTATCTACCCTTAATCATCGCTCCAAGTGAAGGTATAGAAACAACTCCACCAATACCTTTACTTTCTTTTTTCATAGCTTTCTTAATAGCTTTATCTTTATTTTGAAGATATTCTTCATCATCAGGTTCATCTTTACCATCTTTATCCATATCACCTTTATCTTCATTTTTCATAGCTTTACCAATAGCATCTCTTCTTTTTTTCAAATATTCATCTGAAGAATCCTCATCACCATCATTATCAATGTCACCATCTTCCTTACCAACTGCATCCATAGCTTCATCAATTTCATAATAACGATTAAGTACATGTCCTATATCTTCATATAAACCTTGTAATCTTTGATTTAACATATGAGCTTCTTTTGCAGTTTTTTTAAATTCAACTACACTACCTTTTAATGTTTTCATATTTTTATTGACTGATATTTTATCAAACCAATCATCGTTTTCACCAAGTATGTGATGATGTGCTTGTTCAGCTATTTCAGCAAGTTGATTAGCCACTTCCATAATGTTACTACCATTATAAAGTGATTTTCCAACTATACCAAAATTTCTCACACCTTCTGATACTTTGTATTTATCGACTTTTGGTGTTTCGTCAAAAACCTCACTCAATAAGTCTTTTAATTTTGCCATTTTTTTTCTCCTGTTTAATATAATAAATATTAAAAAAATATTATTTTAATTATAATTCCTAATAACGCTGAATAAGATATCCATAAAGCGTGTGTTACTGCTTGTTTCCACCTTAATAATGCTTTAAATTCATCAGCGTCTAATTCTCTTCTCCAATATGTATTTTTGTTTACTCTTACTATTATCCCATCTTCTGGATCTAATAAAATCTCTTTAATTTCTTTGATGTTCTCATGCATTTCTAAAAGTTCACCATTTGGTAATCTTTTTTCAATACAATCAAGTCTTTCTACGATATGTTTATTTGTAATACTATTTGCCATATCTATCCTTTCTTCTTTGCTGTTTACCTTTTTTACCACCAAAATATTTTCTAAATCTATCCATGATTTTATCTCTATCCAATACAGCTTTTAAAAATCTTGTTTCATATGGATGTGCTCTTGCAATATCACCAGTATCCAATCCTCTAACTAAATCAAAATAATCAAGAACACCCGATTTAGCTTTTGACATCCAATCTTTTATTACTCTATATTGAACTTTCCTTAAATCTTTTGCCCATAATTTCAAACCATCATCAATTACTTTTTTAGCTTCTTTTGAAGAATATCCTTGATAAAATTCTGTTTTTCCAAATGGTTCTTCATTTAACATTTGAATTTCTTCCCTAATAATTTCTCTTAATCTTTCTTTAGATATTTTCATTTTAACCATTTTTCTAATTTTTGAATAAATGCATAATTATCATCATCACTTAAACTTCTAGAAATCTTTCTTATTGCTGCTACACCTCTAGTAAACGCCTGATTTACTTTAGATTGATTTACTTTTTCTGAAATTTTATCTTCTGTAAATTTTTCTCCTCTTTTCATTTCATATTCAAGATAATGTTTAACTGAACCTAAATAGTCAGAAGCTTTTGTTAATTTAGATTCTACCCACTCTGGTAAATCCATATCATCGTCAATCATATTATGTATAGTTTTACTATACTGAGACATTTTGAATAAATCAGATTTAGCCATTCTTGATTCACCTTTATGGTCTTCATTAACTTTAAATGGTGGTTTATCTTTATCAGTATAAACTTTACCTAATTCTATGTCTTTTAATAAATCTTGAAGTTTCATCACCATTATACTCCTAAAAATTTGTTACCAGTTCAATACCAGTTTTTGGATTTGCCCAAAAACCTTTTTGTCGTTTAAGTTTATATTTCTTTATCATATCTTTGATAAACTTCTTAGCTTCATCTTCTGTTTTAAAATGTTTTTGGTTAAATGGTTTTATTCTCCCACCACCTGAATATTTAGCTAATACTACTGTAGGTTTATACTTGTTTTTAGCTGGCCAAATATCTCCCTCCGATACTTTATCTTCTTTCTTAACACAATTAGGATATGTTTTTCCAAACATTTTTTTTGTTCCTTTTTTTTCATATCCCTTCCAACACTTTTCTGATATTAATTCTTTTAGTTTAATCATTATAGTAATCCTATCACTTCTGCTGAATTTGCATATTTTTTCTTGATTTGTTTATATAATTCTTTTTCCATCTTTTGATTTAACTTATTTAATTCTGGTCCATATCCACCAAATACATCTCTTAATTCCATCATAGCTGCATAAAATTTTCGTAATTTTTTATTTTGTAACATCATTGATAAATAAATTCTAGCCTCTGTATGATTATTGTTTTTAGTTAATAAATGTAATTTATCCAAATACTTTTGGTCTAATTTTTTTGCTTCTGTTAATATTTCTTTTAATTTTATCATTATATTCTCACTTGTTTACCGAATTTAGTCCACAATTTAGTCATAAAGACATACAATTGTTTTTCGTTCATTTTATCAATTTTTTCTTTGTTTGAACCAGTTAATTTATCGTAAACTGTTTTAAACAAATTAGCACTCATAGCATCTACAGTTTTACCACCAAGTTTTCCGAAACTATTATTGTTAGCCATACTTAAAACTTTATCTACACCTTTTCCTTCTGTAAGTTTTCCTTCTTTAAGTTTTTCAACTCTTTTATAATGTTTTTCAGTATCTTTTAAATCTTTTATCTTATCTTTTAAAATTGCTGCAAATTCTTTCTTTTCCCAATCAGGTGTTCCTTTATATCTAACCTTATCTTTAGCATATGCAATCTGACCTTTAAGACTTTCTATTTCTTGTTTAATTAGATTAAGGAAATGTCTTTTTTGAAATGATTCTTTAAGTTTTTCTTCTTTAATTTTTCTTCCACCCATATCTTTATAAACTTTAATCAATTGTTTTAGGTGTTGTTCATCTCTAGCATTAGTAACTCTACCTTGTTTCTTAATTTTTTTCTGAAACATTTTTATAGCATCTTCAAGTTTCTTTAAATCAAATTTTTCGTTAAGTTTTCCTTCTTTCTTCAATCTACTCTTTTCAGCTCTTCCTCTATTCTTTGATTGTTCTTCAAATCCCACGATTTTTCCTCCCTTATGTGATGCGTCTTTCTTATCACCATTACCATAAGTACCTTTTTGTCTGTTGTACTTATTTAATTCTGCTCTATATTTTTTTGCCTTTGTAGATGAACCATATTTCTTATATTCTGCCTTATAATCTCGTTTAGTGGCTTCGTTAATTTCTGACATAATTTCACGAACCATTTTTTTGATTAATTCTTTAACTCTTTCTTTTTTCTTCACTCTATTTGGTAATCCTTTGTGTTTTGTTTTAGCAAAATCATCAACATCTTTTTTACTCATATCTTTTGCAGCTTTTTTAGCTTTACCTGTACCTTTAGCGTCACCTTTTTGGATGCCTTTTACAACACCAAAAAATCTTTGTTGAGCTTTTGATACAGCTGGCATTATATTAACTTATCTACCATACGAAGAAATTTAATCTTCATAAATTTTCTAAATCGACCTACCTCTTTAGTAAAAGTATTCTGTAATTCTTTAGCTTCTTTTTTATGTCCTTGTTTATTTAAAAAATCAACATAATTATCAACTGAAGATTTGTAGTATCCTAATCCATTGTCTATATTTTGAATCATTTTTTTATGAACTTGTGCATTTCCAACTTCTTTTAAATTTTGTTTATATCCAAATTCTTCTTTTATATTTTCAAGAACTTTATTAACTTTAGGTTTTAATTCTTTTTTGGTAACTTTCTTTTTATCACCATATCCCATCATTTTTTTATAGTTCATTTTATTATCCCCTAAATATATCGTTAATTATATCTTCAATTTTACAGTCGTGACAACACACACCATCTCTTGTACCAACACCTTCATTTAATTTTCCTTCATTTGTTGGTGATAAGAAAGCTCCGTGTGTAGATGGATTTGAAACAAAATCAAATGCAATCAATTCAAAATCAGGTTGAACTTTAACTACAGGTTCATGTCCATCACCTTCCATTATTTCCTCAACCGAACCTAATCCTCTTGAAGATATACCAAGTTTAATACCAGATTTAAATAATTCTTTTAATATGTTTCCAGCAGGTGTTCCTAATACTTCAACCGTTCCTTCTAAATCATTACCTTTCCAATGCATTTCCAATACATTATGAGATACATTGTTTAGATTTACTACAGATGAATCAGGATGGTCAAGTTCTCCTAATGCTCTTCGTTCTTTTATTTGAACTTCGGCATATTTTTTAGCTTCTCTCATCAAAGTTTCTTTGGGATATACTCTTCCGTTTTGATTTTTAGCTTCAGCCCTTTGTAATACACCTTTAACAATCAATCTACCACCATTTTCTTTCATTGATTCATTTATCATATCTTTCGATATTTCAAAAGGTATATAATCTACTATTACTTGTTTTGACATTTTATTCTCCTAATTTTATCCACTTGATACAGTTAATACACCACTATTACTCCAAAGTTGTCCTGCAACTCCTGGATCTGATGTTGGTAAATTGTTAAATCTTATATCTGAAAAAGCACCTGATACTTCTAAAGAAGCTGTTATACTAGTATTACCATTAGATCCACCAGGATTTACAGATACTACATTTCTAGCAAGAGAACCTGATACTTGGAAAATTGGGGTATCAAATTCAGCTGAAGTAGAACCTGATGATATGAGAAATGATTTCGTACCACCATTAAGTCCCATTTGATAACCACCTATCGTCGCATGTGAATTTGTAAATTTAATTTTATTGTCATGAGATGGATGATTTCCTATTATTTCTATCTCATTATTACTCGCACTTACATGTTGTCCAGCTGGACTTTGACCAACTACTAAAGCACCACTCATACTTAAGGCACCAGCTATTTCTAATTCTTTTGATGGACTTGTTGTTCCTATACCGACTTTTCCCTCTGGAAAATATACATCATTTGTATCATCCAATGTAAATGTTGTGGTTTTACTTCCACCTTCTGTTGAACGATAACCCCATGATAGTCTTCCACTTGAATCAATTTCTTGACTCCATATTTTCGTACCTGCTCTTGATTGTCTAATACCTGATGTTGTTCCATCTGAACCAGTAACATGTAATCCATTTTTAGGGTCTGTTGTTCCGATACCGACTTTTCCAGTAAATCTACCATCAGAAAATGAACCAGTTCCACTCGCACTTATGTTTCCACTCGCAGTTATGTTTGTTGAACTAATTTGTGTAGCAGATAATGTATCTCCACTAAATGTTAAATCTGAATCATCTGATAATATTCCACTTGTTCCTGCGAAAACAACTCTTCCACTTGTTAAACTATCATCTTGTAATTGTAATGCTCTAAATCCATGACTCCCAATGTCTAAGTTTTGTCCAGCTGTCAATGATGACACCACAATTCCACTTGCACTTATTGTACCACTTGCGGTTATGTGTGTTGTATTTACATTTGTAATAGAATTTGCAGTAAGTGTTCCACTCGCAGTTATATTCCCTTGTGTTGAAATATATCCACTCGCACTTACATTACCATCTAATATTAAATCTCCACTAGAACTTACAAATTGGTCTGCATATACAACACCACCAATATTAGCATCACCACCAATTGTCAATGTTGAAGTCGATGAACCACTTAAAGTATTAAAATCTCTAATTATTCCCGTAACAGATGAACCTGAAGCTACAGATAAATCAATTTGAGCTCCTGAATATTTACTTATATAATTAGCCACTAATTAATCTCCAATATTATATTTTCTTTTGAACACTTCTAGCGTTAAACACAAAAATTACATCACCAGTATTTCCAGTTATAGTACCATCGGTCTGTCTCCAAGCAACAGGATTTATATCTAGTTTTAATTGGTGTTGACCATGTCCAGCAGCCGAATCATGAATTCTATGAGAACCTGTAACCCAAATCTCATTACCAGCGGTACTGTCATCTACATTATAATGTGATGTTCCACCTTTAGAACCAGTAGAAGTATACAAAAATGCATAACTTCCACTATTATTTATAATTACATGATTTGGTCTATCTTGAATTATACAAGCTGCTGGTAGTCTAGCCTCTTTAACTAGTTCTACTCTAAGAATTGGTTGTTGATTTAATGGTGTACTATCCGAGTTAACCCCTAACGAGCCAGATGTTGGTGTATATAAACTCATTTATTTATCTCCTATTTCCAAGTTGCTCTTTTAAGCCATATATTTCTTAATATATCTGCTACAACATTTTTTATTAATTTTACTATTATTTTTAAATCTGATTGTTCTAAAGCTTCACCTAAATTTTTTCTATAAGTGTTGTCTTTATATTTTTTCTTTTTTTTCTTACCTTTACCCCCAAAAGCAAATGGTGTCATATATCCAGGTGCTCCAGCTGTAGTGGTAATTTCATCTAAATCTTCTTCATCTAAAATTTCTTCTGTTAAAGATTTAATTAGATTATTAAAGGACTTTTTGTTTTTTATTTCCACTTTTCTTCAGCTCCTTCAAAAGTTCATAATATCTCATTAATTGTATAACACTACTATCTTTAACATTTTTAGATTCTGTTAATTTACAAAAGTTATTTATAGATTTAATAGCTTCTTTTAATTTAATTTGAACAACTTTGTCTTTTAAATTTTTAGAATATTTTTCTAATCCTTTTTTAACTTTTGGTACTTCTGTTTGTATATATTCTTTAAGAGAACTTGTACCAGAAACATTATTAATATATTCTCTCAATAAATTCTTTTGAGATAAATTTAATTTAGAATATTTTTGATTAAATTTTTCTAATAATGTTTTATAAGCTAATATTCTTAAATCTTCATCATTTGGTATTTCTTCACCTACAGTTTCTGATAATTTAATGTTATCATTATTTGTAGTAACATGTTCAACTAAATTAAAAAATGATTCAGTTTTTTGTTCTGGAGATAGTATTGAATATTCGAATAATTTATATGCTGATGCGTAGAGTTTATAATTTTTAACTTTTGACGACATAAATTTTTGTAGATTATAAGTTTCTTTAATCTCTTTAATTAAATTATATCTTTCTCTTTTAAGAAAAGAGTTATTCAAATTGTGACGATTAGAAACTACTTCATTAATAAAGTATTCCGCTTTTTTATCTGATTTGAATTTTTTTGTAGATAAAATATTATACAAAGCTAATTCTTTTCCTAACTCTGTATTTTCATTAAATCTATTTTTAATCATCTGAACCGCTTTACTAGATTTATCACCCTTTAGAACATCTAAAGTTATCTGCCTAAGCAGAAATTCATATAATAAACCAGTATTACGAATCTTATTATGTTTTACTTTACGCATACATATATCTCCGTTTTTTGGTATTTTTCCATATAGTATTATTCATATATAAATATAAGTAATTTTAAATATTGACTAACTTTATTCATCTAAAATTGTATCTTCACTTAAAATACTTTTGTTTTTTAAATCTTTTCCAAATTTTTGTCGAAGAGAATTTACTAATCCCTCTCTAGCAACAAGAGTTGAACCTTTAGATGTCGCTAGTGGTGACTTACCTTTAAACTCTCGTTTTCCATATTTTTGTTTTTCATATTTTGTGGCATCTTCTAAATCATCTCTATCATACTCATTACCATATTCTTTTTCTTCTGTACCACTTCTTCTATCACCACCCCAATCATTTTCTTGAATCTCTGATTCTCCACCAGCTTTTTCACCAGTTTCTGTAGGGTCATTTCCTTCTACTTCTATTTGTTCCATTCTAAATGCTTGTTTTCTATCTTCAATAATTCCTTCAAATATTTTTTTCTTATCTCCATCATTAAAATCAAATACATTGTCATATATCCATTCACGAGAAACTAATTTATTATCAAGTAATTGTGCTGACAGTTCTTGTTTCTGATTCAATAATTCCATTTTTTCTTGTTCGTGAATCATAGATGGATTTGTTAATTCTAATTCAAAATTAATTAATTCTGCATCATCAAATCCTTGTGTGTATAAATGAACTATAGCGATTTTTTCTAATTCTGCACACACAATTTTTTGTAATCTTGATATAGTTCTTGCAAATCTTACATCTTCAGCAGCCAATGTAGCCTTTGAACCAACACCCTCTTCATATCCCAAAAATGCTTTTGGTATTTTAAGTGCTGCCATAAGTTTATTTCTTAAATATTCTATATCATCGATAGCACCATCATTACTTAACCCTTGTAAAGTTTCTATATTTGTTCCACTATCTGAACCACGAACTGGTAAATAGTAATCTTCTGTTACTGATTCAATATTATACCTCAAATTATACTCACCTGTTTTTTGGTCAATAACAGGAACTTTTTTCATTTTACCAATAATTTGTTGCATAAAGTTATCTACTTCATTTGGTGGTATGTTTCCAATATCTACTTTGAATATTCTTTTCTCTGGTGCTCTCATCATTCTATGAATCAACATAGCATCTTCCATAAGAGTTAATTGTTTCCACACCCTTCTCGCACCTTCTAATTGTGATTTACCATAAGGTAAATAGTTTGAATCTGATAACATCCTAAAGTGAGCAACTTCATAATTTTCTAATATTTCTGATTGTCTATTTACTCCACCCGATTCACCTTGAAGTTCAAACTGAACTAACTTTGGATTTGATTCATCATGATTTTCAAGTCTATTTACATCATAAACCGAAATAGGTTTTATATTAACAATACCATATTTATCTAATATATCCATTTGTAAATAAAAATCACCATATTTAGTAAGATTTCTAATCCAAGACCACAAGTTAAATTCTATATTCATAATATCATAAAATAAATTATGTAATATTTCTGTTACTTTTGTATTATCAGATTTTATATTTAATATACGATTTTCAACATTAGTAACCGTTGATTCATCTGAATATATATCCAACGCTGATGATATAATTGGGTCTGCATCCATAAGTTCATAATCTCTAAATAATTCTTTTCTAGCGACATCATACGCACTTTGATTTTGAGCATTAGCATATTTTGTTTGCCAACTTGAACCATGCATTAGTCTGTTGTATCTATCTATAAAATTTGATGTTAATGCTGTTTGTGTAAAATCAACATCTTTTACTTTTATTTGTCCAGTTGGAGTTTTTCTTAATACTATTTGATTTTGAAATAGTTTTCCAAGTCTCGTTAGTATATTTTCATTTTCTGCCATTCTTACCTCTTATTATTTAATTAACCAAGTTAAATCTTCTTTTTCACCATTTATATCTATTTCATATGGATTTTTTGATGGTTGACCAGGAGTTCCTTTTTGAAACCCAACCGAAGCTTCTGATTTGTTACCATTTTTGTCTAATATTGTGTTCATCATAGCCCATTGTTGGTCATTCCTATCTTTTTGTAATCTTAAAGCTGTATCTCTAATCCATAATGCTATTGCATACGACATAACTAAATCATCATTATATCCAGCCATAGCCTCTGTTCTTGAATTACGATAAATGTAAACAAATAATTCATCCAATAATCTATTTGAATGTAATTTTACTAATTTTTCTCTTGTATATTCTTCCATCTTTGCAATAATCAATGGTTTTGTTTTCATTGTTGTTGAAAATCCAGCAACCATACCTTTATCTTGTGCTCTATATTTATTATTTACTTGATGTTCAACATCAACATACTTTAAATCTTTTGATTGATAGAATAGATTTTTATATCCTCTATCTATGATGGTTTGAATTGTAGCCCAACCGATATTGTTATTCTCAACTACTAATATAGCATCATTATATTTAGTTGCTAAATCAATAAGGAAATGACCATAATCTGTAGTAGATAATTTACCTTTATATTCCGCACATTGAACCATATCACCAACTTCAAAAACTTGTGTAGCTGAATAATCAGTTCCATCTCCCCTTGAAACATCAGCGACTACAATATATTGTTTTGAATAATCAGGTTGTTCCCAAACCCATAAATTTCTATCTACCCCTTCTTGTAAAATAGGAGCTTTTACCATATTCTCTTGATACCAAGTTAATATTTTAGGGTCAACTACAGATTCACCAGAAGTAAGAAAGTCAGTATCACATTCTTGTGCAGCTTGTGAAGGACCTAATATTTTATCTTGTTCATCTCTCCAAGTTTGATTTCTATCAGGATGGTCACTCCAATGTAATCTAATAGTATTAAATTCATTTGTTCCATCTTCAGCTCCAACCCATTGTTTGTGAAACCAATTACCTACACCATTAGGTGTTGAAAGAACAATTGAATCACCACCAGTCGCTAGTGTTTGTTGTGCAGCTGTCCATATCTCATCAATCTTGTCAATGAATGCAGCCTCATCAATTATCAATAGTGATAACGCTTCTGAACGACCAGCAGATTCATTTGATGCGATTGCTTTAATTTGTGAACCATTTGTAAATCTTATTGATAACTTATTTATTTCTTCAGTTGAAGTTTTTAACCATTGTGGTAATCCGTCATACATTACTCTTACTTTAGTTACAAGATTTTTTGCAGTATCTTTACCTGTAGCGATTACCAAGATGTTTTTATCATTATGAAACAACATCATCCATAGAGCATACCCAGCAGATAAAGTCGAAATACCTAATTGACGAGCTTTTAATATAATATTATATCTATTATTATTAAATTCATTTAAACATTTTTCTTGAAATGGATATAAGTCAAATTTTACTTTTCCGTGTTTTGGATGTTGGATTGTGCAGTATTTTCTCATAAAATGTACAGGGTCTTCAACACATTTTAGATACTCTCTCTTAATAATTTGTTTTAAGTTTACTTCACTCATTTTAGTCTACCAATTCCCCTGCTAATTTAATTGAACCGGCCGTAGTTATCACACCAAGTGTGAACCACAACCACTTGTTTTCATACCATTTTGGTTTAACTTCCTTAACCAATTCATTATATAATTTAATTCTTTCATTCAATAGTATACTTTTTTGTTCATTTAAATTAATTAATAAACTATCATTAGCGTGTTGCTCCATATACAACTTTATCTGATCATTCAGATTACTAATGATTAAAGTGTTTGTACTATCTTTATATTCTAAACTTTTTAGACTATTAGCTATATTGATAGCTTCGTCTTCTGATAAACAAGTGCCTTCACAAGGTTCTTGAGACATTAAAAATGTCAAGCTTATTAATAAGCAATATATAAATCTTTTCATATAACCTCCCTATAAATTTTTAACTAACAAGGTCCTAGTCTTCTACTTCCACCCTCTAAAGTACCACCACCAGTAGAGTATTGAACTCCCCCAGCTGATACAGTCATACCAGTATATCTTTGTCCAGTACCTTCAATACACATATTCATATTATTATTATGAACAGCACCACCATGTTCAAATTTTCCAGTTCTTGGATTTGGTACTGAACCAACTTTTCCACCTCTAGCCATTCTTCTACTTCTAACTTTTCCACCTCTATTCATTATTCTACCTTGTCCAACATAACCACCCGCTCTTCCTGCCATTTCACCATCTAAAGCTCTTTTAGCACGATTCATTTCACTACCGTAAGACCCCATTACTTGATTATTTTGATTCATCGCCATTCTATTATTTCTCATACGATTACTCATTGGATTAGGATTTACAGTTGAACTTCCATGTCCGTGTGTACCACCACTAACTCCTGTCATCATGTTGGTATTGATAGGAGTCGAAGTATAGCTTGGAGTACCTGGACCATCCAACCCAACAGAAGTTCCACTCATAAGTCCCTGAGTTCCAAAATTTGCGGGACCCACAAGTGTTCCTATTAAATTTGGGTCTATAGAATGTCTATGTCCTGATTCCCAATATGGTTGTCCCTGTTCATTCTGATAATGTCTATGCCCCGTCATATCATTGGAAACAGGATGTGTATGTCCACCTTGTTGAAATCTTCTACCTACTCTTCCACCCCTTCTATATCCAGATCTTCTCATACCCATAGGTCTACCAGATGGTGTACTTCTTCTAGTAGTTGTATTTCTTCTAGAACCTCTCATATTTCTATTTCTATTATTTCTTGTTACTCCCATATTATTTCTCCTGGTTCTCGCTGCTGATGGGGAACTAACAATTACTTCGAGAGGTTTAATCTCGTGATTTATTCCCAATTGTCCAGCGCCTATCATAAGTGTACCATCTTGATGTTTGTGATAAAGTCCTGTATAAGGTTGATTATTGTGTTGATACATAAATTGTCCTTCTCTAGCTCTAAGATTGGTTTCAACTATTGGATTATTTCCACCACCACCTCTTGGTGTCGCATAACCACCATTTTGAAGTTGTCTTAATTTATTTGGGTCTACTAATCCTTGATTAATTCTAGCCATTGTTTCAGCACCATATTTATTAACTGATGATTTTCTAATTATATACTCACCACCCTCTAATTCAACAGGTTCTTGTCCACCAATAATAGCAGGCATTCCACCTCGTTCATGAGAAGGACCCCTTAACAATCCACCATTTTGTTTTCTTTTTCTAGACATTATTTTTTCTCCTTATACTTTTTAAGGAAATTAGATGCATCTTTTACACTAATATCTTTTTTCTTTAATTTACTTTTTTTAATCTCTTTAAGAGCTTTCTTTTTACTTTTAAGTGATTTTTTAATAGCATCACTTTCTTTTTTAGCTGATTTTATTTTAGAATCAACTTTTTTAACTTTTTGTTTAGCGTCTTTTATTTTACCTTTAAGTTCTTTTACTTTTTTATTTTTCTTACCTGATAATACAAGTATTCCGACTATAAAAGTAAATAAACCAGTAATATATTTCCATAGACTTTTCATCTTACTTACCAAATGGTAATTTATCCCATACAGGTTTAATTACTGCATCGAATATAATATCATCTTTTTTACTTGGCGATAATTTTACGATTTTTTCTAATGTATAAAATCCTAACATTATCCATTCCCAATTTGCTAATACCCATTCCATAGTTTTTCTCCCGTTAACTTATGTTTTTATTTTTATTTATTGTAAATTCAACCTCACCATTTGCTAAAGCGTTTGCAACTGATTTGTCAAATATTTTTTCATTTTTTTCAGCTTCATGTTTTTCAAAAACGAATGTTTCCATATCTTTAAATATCGCATCCATATTTTTTAAATCTTTTAATCTTCTATATGCAAACCATCTTATTGGTTTATCAAATTTTAAATCTAATTCATAATTCATCTGACAGTGATAACATCTACCATCTGCTTTATAAACATCTTTATCCCACTTTTTAATTATAAGTTTTTCACAACTTGAACAATTATCACCCAATCCAACATTTGCTAATTTACTAACAGATGTTCTACCATAGTTTGTTTTTTCCCATTCTTTACCATCGTGGTCAAAATATCTTTCACCTAATTCTCTATTAGCGTGTATATCATTATCACCATATCCAACTTGGATTTTACCCATACCTTTTCCATCCAACATATCTTGGACTTTTTGAATATTTTTACCCATTATAATACCTCTTCTTTATCATATATAAATATATCAAAAACTAATTAAACCTGTAATTTGATTCACAGGAGCAAAGGCTCCTGTAAATTTATATGTCTTTCCTTTGTATTTAAAGACAATTCCTTCACTTGGTACTATCGCGTTTACACCACCAATTTTATTTAATTTGTCTAATTGTAGTTTTAATGTGTTTAATTTCTTTTTATCACCACCAGCTTTAACATTTGAAATAGCTGCATTTAATCTTTTTCTAACACCTTGAACTGCTTTATCTGGATTAGCAGCCATAAACCCTTTTACATTTTTCAATATCTCAGCTCCCACTTCAAAAAATAATTCCTCAAATGGTTTCATATTTTCTTTTACTATTTTTGCATGATTTTCTTTATCAGTTTTCAATACCCATTCTAAAAATATAGGTTCATCTTTTAAATCTTGTTTTATTTGTGGTATCTTA